GCAGTTGCAACATAGTCGCCACTGCCGCGCTCCTCCATTTTGTCAATGGAGTAGCCGAAGGAAACATTCCGTAGAACGCCGTCCTTCACATCACTCAGGATTTCCTGAGCAAAGGCGTTGCGGCTGAACCGCACGCGTGCATAGCCGCGGCGGCGTTTGCCGTCGATGTATGCCCGCTCAACCACTCCGATCACCTTGTCAGGGTTGTGGTTGAACAGCAGCGGCGCGCCATCATTCAGGCGGCTCAGGTTGGCTGCTTCTTCATCGTGGCTCAGGATTTCGTTGCCGAAGTAACGAGCAACCGGAAACTCAGAGCTGAACGGGAACTCATAGGTGCGGTCCTGCACCTCATCGAAGGTGGTCAGCTCAGCGCGCTGATACTTGCCGGTGAGGCTGCGCAGTGCCGAGATCTTGGTCAGGGTTGAGAACTTGTGGCCGACCATCGTCTCAGTTGCCTCCCATCCGTCATCGCCTTCGCGATAGATGCGGATCAGCGCGGCCGGATCTTCGGGTGTGGCCTCGATGCTGAACTCAGTGTCGGGCACGCCCAGGGTGCCCTCACGCATGACGTGCTCGATGCGGCCCTGAGCGGTGCCGCCGCTGCTGTTCCACCGCACGAAGTCGCCCTCGGACAGATCGCCGGGTTCGGCCCGCTCGCCGTCGCCGGTGGCCTCCTCAAACATGATCGCGCTGAAGTCATGCTCAGCCAGCCAATCGCGCGCCTCGGCCGGGCTGTAGCGCGAGCTGCTGAACCGGATCGCTTGAATCTCGCTTTCGCCTTCCTTGATGCCGTAGATGAAGTCGATGCCGGGACCGCCCGCATCATTCTCACGACGCAGCGAATCGTACTGATCGGGATCGGTCAGTCTCGCGGCGTGCTCGTTTGGATAGGGGCGCGCAAGAATCACGGCGCTTCGATCTTCTAATGCTTTGATTCTATCGGCCTTGGCCGTGGCCCAACTCTGGCCCGCATCGCCGCCCCATGCGGCCCATGCGACACGGCCCGGTGATGGGTAGCCATCTTCATCAGGACTGAATCCTTCGCCCTGTTTGTCCACCTCGTGCCGCGCGAACCATGCCGCCATGGTGATCACGGTGTCAGGGCTTAGCTCATCACCGCTCAAGATTTGGCGCGCCCTGGCCGCGGCCACCTCAGTGCCGCCTGCCTGGCCCTCGTCCTTCCAGTCGCGATACCGCTGCGCCTCGGTCTTCATGCCATCGGTTGGCATCAGATCAATGTCCTGCCCGTTGACGGTTGCCATCAATCCTCAGGCACCTCGGTCGGGTCCTCGAGCACAGACTCCTCCTCGTATTCCTCCTCCTCCATCGGTGGCTCGGTGTCATCAAATGCCGGCATCGCGCCCATGCCCAGCGGGGCCTGCACTGCGCCGCTATCGCTCACCTCACTCGGGTCGGTGTCGGTGATGATGTCCATCTCATCGAGCATCGCCAGCTCAGCCTGACGCGCCACCAGCACATCCTCAAGATCGCCGCCCTGCTCAGCGATCACCTGGCCCAGCGTTTTGAAGCCACACCGAACCGCCGCCTTGTAGGCGTTAACCTCGCGTTGAGGGTCAACCCATTCCCAACTGCGCGGCACCCAACGGCTGGCACGGTAGCGGTCTGGGTTGGTCTCATACCCCGGCAGGTTTAGCGCGCCGCTCAGCACCGCCATCTCAAGCCACTGCTCAAACACTTGCTGGTGAAAGTTCTCCACCATGTACCGCTGCAGCACCCGGTAGGTGTCGCGCTCCTCCAGCAGGCTCAGCCGGCTGCTGCTGTAGTTGCTTTCTGAGAAGTTCTTGCTGATGCTCTCAAACGAAACACCCACGCCAGCAGCCACGGCCCGCAGCATCGACCGCGTGAACGGCTCAAGCTGCCCGTCAGGGCTGTTCAGGTCCGGCACCGTGACGCTCTCGCCCGGTTGCAGATACTTGAACACACCCGGTTGGAACTCACTGACACGTTCGCCCTCGTAGACCTCATCACCCACCAGCTCACCCTCGGGGCTGGTGATGAATCCCATCAGCGCGCTGCTCGCCCGCGCGCGCACCACCTCGGCCTCCTCATAGCCCTGCAGCATGTGAAGCCGCATCAGCGCCGACGCGAACCACGTCACGCCCCGCGTCTGCCCTGGCCGCTCAGGCAGGAACAGATGGATCACCTCATTAGCTGGCACACGGATGCGGCGGCCGTTGGTGCGCGCGTTGCCCGCGTAGGTGTCGCCAGGGTGATTGGCGTAGAAGTGATACGCCTGCGGCCGCAGGTACTGATCCACCTCGATGCCCATCCGCACCGTGTTGCCCTCAGCCGCCTGCGGCACGTCATCGTCGATCAGGTAATCGGCCTCGAGCACCTGCAGCGCAAACGGCACACGGCTATCACCGAACGGCCGTTTGATCATCCGCACAAACACCTCGCCCGACTCGGCCATGCTGCGCACCAGCAGGCGCTCGATGTCATGGAAGCCAAGGATGCCGCTCACATCGCAGCGGGTCTTATGCATCCACTTTTCCCACTGCTCATGAATGCGGCCGTTGATCGCCTCGTCGAGCTTGCCGCCGCGCAGCATCCGTACCTGCCCTTGATGACGGATGCCGTGGCCGATCACGTTGTTCTGGATCGCGCGCACCGCCTGCCGCGCGTAGTCGTTGTCGCGGCACAACTGCCGCGCACGATTGCGCAGTGCCTTGAAGCTCGACTTAATCTCGGCGTCAGCGCTGGTGCCGCTCGTCACCCAGTCCGCTGTCAGTCGGCTGACCCGTGCGCCTTGATACGCCCGCGCCCGCGGCCGCACCGGCTCAAAACCCATCGCCCGAAACAGTCGCGTCCTCAGTCCCATGTCAGAACCTCACAAACAAATTGTGAGGGTTGCCCAGCCCGTTGGCCATAAGCTCCGCCATCTGCTCACGTTTCACGTCCGCCTTCAGCTTGCTTTCCAGTGCCATCAAATCCTCAAGCCGCATCTTGGTCAGGCTTCTGCTGCCGATGCTGTACTGCTGCACCGCGCCGCCAGATACCAGCGCACGGATCGCGGCCTGCACCGCATCCAGATCCTGCTGCGCCTGCGACCGGCCATCAACAGCAGCAGGGGAGCCCGTATAGCTCAGCGATCGCAACACGGTCAGCTGGCCGCTGCCCATCGTGACGGTGCTGCCGGTCTTGGTCGCGACCGCCTGCCAGAACCACGTCCCAGCATCAAAGCCCGTGCTGGTGGCCGCAGCGATCGTGAACTGCCACCCGGTTCCGTAGGCGCTGCCAACAACCGTCGCGCCTTCGCTCGCCGTGTTAGTCCGCAGGTAGTAGGTCAGCACATAGTCGGCGCTGCTGATCGCGTTGCCCAAGTTGTCAACGCCTTCCACGTCGCGCCACTGGATCGTGTCGCCCGCTCTGATCTGGCTAGGGATGCGCACGGTTACCAGTTGCCAACGAAGCCACTAGCAAGCCCAGGGGCGGCCTGCTGCTTTGATCTTAGCGCTGGCCGCTTTGCACCTTCCAACTGATCACGCAGCTGCTGCCACATCGTCGCCTTATTCATCCGTCGACTGAAGATCAACATTGCCGCATAGCCATAGACCGCGCAGTCGAGCGCCTCGTTCCGGTCGCCTGCTTTCTTGACCCACTCCCGAATCGGGAACCCGCGGTGATACCGCAGCGCCTGCCGTTCACTTGTCAGCTGCTTGAAGTATTCCGCATCAGCCGCCTGGCCGAAATACAACCCGCCCGCGCCTTCGTTGTGCCGGAGCCGCCCAAACAGCGTCGTCTTGATCGTGTCGGTGCCCAGCTGAAACAGCGTGACGCCTCGCTTAATCACACGCCCGCGCCAGTTCACATCGACCTTGTTGCCCTTGCCGACTGCCGGGCTGTTGCGTCTGCTGCTGCCCTTGATCGCGACGACGCCCTGCCGCACCCGGTCGCGCACATAGGCATAGACCTCATGCGTGCAGTGGCCGCCACTATCAACCGCCGTCTGGCTCACCTTCAGTACACGCCCGCCCGTCGCGTCCCATTCAGTCGCCAGCACCTGATCCAGCTGGCCCCACACCTCCGTCTGCGTCGGGTCGCCCATCAGCTCCTGATGCCACACCAGCCAGCCAGTCTCAGCCTCGCCCCATCCCCACACGCTGACAGCCAGCCGGTTGTCCTGCACATCAACGCCGCAGGTCAGCAGCACCACGCCATCAGGACACTTGCCCGCCGCATAGTCAAGCCGCTTGGCCAGCAACCCGTCAGCGCTCACCGCCGCCGCATAGTCCTCCTCCCATGTCTCGGCCAGCCTTGTGTTCACGAACGCCTTCAACGCCGGCGCGTCAGCCTTGGCCCGCAGAAAGTCATCCACCAGCTGCTCCCAGCTGCACCATCCCAGCGGGCTGTAAAGCCCCGACAGATGGAACCCCGCAGTCCGGCCGTCAGCCGGTGCCGTCGCGCGCCACTCGCCGCCACGCAGCATCGCTGGTTTGTGCAGTTCCTCGAACCGCTCACCGCAATGCTCGCACTCATAGCGCACATCACCCGGCCGCTTTGCGTCCCACTTCAACCGCGGCCACTGCAACCACTGCATCCCGCCACAGCTAGGGCACGGCACATAGAACCGCCGCTGATCGCTGCGCAGATACTCCGCCTCGATCCGGCTGAAGTCTTTCACCGTTGGTGTGCTAGTCAGCAGGATCTTCCGCCTTGCAAACGTCGTGGTCCGTCGCTCCGCCAGCGCGACCGGATCGCCCTCGCCGTCCACGTCACTGGGGAACGCATCCACCTCATCAGCGAACAGGTATCGGCACGGCGCCGACCTAAGCCCCGTCGCGCTATTGGCCCCCGTCAGCAGCATGATCCCGCCGGGGAACTCCTTGCTGAACATCGTGTTGCCCGAATCCCGCGCCCTGGCCGGCGCGATCTTCTCTGCCAACACCGGCGTTTCAGTAATCATCGACTCCAGCCGTTGCTTGCTAAGCCGCTTGGCCATCTCAACCGTCGGTTGCACGCACAGCATTGGACCCGGTGCATGGTCGATCACATAGCCGAGCCAGTTGCTGCCCGCTTCCGTCTTGCCCGTCTGCGCCGCAAACATCATCACCACACGCTGCACAAGGCTGCTGCTGCTCAGACAATCCATTGGCTCGCGCAGGTACGGCGTCCGGCTGGTGCGCCACGGACCCGGCTCCGCTGATGCTTTGCTACTCAGCCGCCGGTGCGCATCGGCCCATTCGCTCACCGTCAACGGCTGCTCAGGTCGCAGCCCGTCCATGAAGCCCGCGCGCCAGACGCTCACTTCTCCACCTCCACCAGCGCCAGCAACGCATCCCGGTGCTCACGCGTCAGCACCTCATGGATCACCGTCGGGTCCGTCTCGCCCGCCAGCTGATGGCTTAGCCGATCGGCCAGATTCGCCAGCGCCTCGCGGATGCTGCGGCCCACCTGAAACGCGTCTTTCTTCACCTCATCAGCCGGCACCAGATCGCCACGCTGCTGCGTCACCTGCAGTTTGGCCAGCTCGGCCTGGTAGTGCTCGCGTCTCGCGCGGCTCTCGTTCAGGTCTGGGATTGCATCATCCGGCAGCTTGTCGATCTGCTGCCGCAGTTCTTGCGGGTCAACCGGGTCGGCCTGGCTGACCTTTGAGGTCGGCGTCGCACGCGTGTTCTTGTTCCACAGCTCCAGCGCTTGGTCACGATCCAGCCATCGCTTGCCGTCTTTCTCAACCACCGCCGCCGCGATCCGGCTTTTGCTGGCATGAGTCACTGCCGCTTTCGTGCATCCACGAATCGCAGCAAACTCAGCAAAAGTAACCAGCACTGAGAAGAGTTAAAAACCACTAGGCTTAAGTTAACTGATCCTAAACCCCGCTTAACGGTCTAGCCCTGAGTCCAATTTGACGCGACGTGAGATCCCTTGCGGCGCAAGGGTTTACGGGCTTTTGGGGCTGACGCTAGCTGAAAAGCGCGCGTTTGGACGACCCATGCACATTGGCCCCGGAAGGACCCGCAATGCGGCCGGCGCGCGTCGTCGCGGCCGACGATTGCGCGTTGATGATGCAAACCACGCAAGGCATGGCCCATGCCCATTGCAGCGCCTTCTAGCGTGCTGTCGCGAGTGCGCGCTCGAGTGCTGTCTTGAAGTAGCTCGCATAGCGCCTCTGATAGACCTTGCCAACTACGTCAAGCATCGGGAAGCGGGGCTGATACTGCGCTGCCTGATCAATGGCGATGAAGTATGGGAACAGTTGACCCTTACTGCGTCTGTAGATACCAGCAGGGCGGTCGCCCCCTTTAGGGGTGCCAACGAAGAAGCCACCCTGGGGGTTGCTACTCAGGCCCTGCTTAATGCGCTTGAGCGTGGCGAGGCTCACGTTGCCGGATGCATTGAGCTTGACAAGGGAGGTGGGTATGAACTGACTGTTGCGAGGAATCTGCGCTGATTCTGTGATCTGCGCAAGGAACAACCGCTCAAAGCCTTTCTGGCTACGTGCGCCACCTGTGATCTGTGTGCGCAGGTAGCGAGCGCGCTTGGCCTCTGCGCCAACGATCACCTCTAGGTCACGCTTGGTGCTCTTCTCGACGCCGAAGCCCTTCTGGGTGAATGACGTGGGCCGGTCGAAGTATTGGCGTGTGGCACCGGACAGTGACGTGCGCGCA